AGACAAAACTACGTTTATAAACAGACAAAACTACGTTTATAAACAGACAAAACTACGTTTATAAACAGACAAAACTACGTTCAAAAGATTATGTATCCCTTGGGAGAGTAAGGCTGAACAGAGGTCTAAAAGAGGTTTAAAAGAGGTTATAAAAGAGATATAAAAGAGGGAGAACTATTTTCCCACCTAAAAAAAAACTTCTTTTGCATAAATTAGTTCTATGCGTATATTGAAATCCAAAAAGGAGTGAGAGAAAATCACTCTCACATACTACTTGCAGCATTCACTACGTTCATTCGCTAAAATCAAAACCAATAACAAGGAAACTCTTTGGATTGATTTAAACACTTGTATTTGCTGTTTTAAGACGATTTAAACTAATTACTTATAGTTTTACATAAAACGTCTTACAGACGGTCAGGGCAAGCCCTAACAACCCTACAGCAATTCTATAACCATTATGCTATATTTATTAGTGGCAACTTGCCCCAAAAGGGGGTGTTATCTTGTTTAGAGAACTCATAACGTTGATTATCGCACCTATTCTTGTAGGCTTAGTACTTGAACTAATTTCTCGATGGTTAGACGAGAAAGACGATAATTGAAAGTAAGTTGCTATTGACCACACGCGTTTGCTTTCGCAACAAACGTATAAAAAAACCAGTCCTATTCGCAGTAGGACTGGTTTTCGTGTTATCTTGTTGGAACTCATAACGTTTCGCATGTAAATTATAACATGATTCATAAACCCTTTCAAAATTCTTAGACTTATGTCCTTGATAACGCTAAAATACTAGCATAAGTTGTATTTTACTTTGAAAAATGTTGTTAGAATAAATTATGAAATGGATTGAATGAAATTAAGGAGCTTGCTTAATGAATAATAAAAACAGACCAGAAATAAGATTTGCTGGATTTACTGATGATTGGGAAGAGCGTAAGTTGGGAGAAATTAGTAAAACAACTATCGGAGAGTTTGTGATTAAAACAAAACAAAGTGATGAAAGTCCATATCCCGTTTACAACGGTGGTAGATCTTATACAGGAAAATATGATGAATACAATAATGACGGACCTAAGATTGTCATAAGTGCAAGAGGAGCTAATGCTGGTTTTGTAAATTATGTTTCTGGAAGATATTGGGCAGGAAATAGTTGTTATTCAGTAAGTGTAATAAAAGAGGACGAATTTAGTATTGGTTATTTATACCAATTTATTAAATACAATCAGGTATTGTTTACTGCGTATCAACAAGCAGCAAATATTCCATCAGTCTCTAAAAGTGATGTTGAAAAATTTTCTATTAAATATCCTACAGTTTTAGAGCAACAAAAAATCGGTTCATTCTTCAAACAGCTAGATGACGCTATCGCTCTTCATCAACGTAAGTTGGACTTGCTGAAAGAACAGAAAAAAGGATTCTTGCAAAAGATGTTTCCCAAAAATGGAGAAGCAGTTCCTGAAATTAGATTTGACGGATTTACTGACGATTGGGAACAGCGTAAGTTATCTGAAGGAACTTCAAAAATTGGTGATGGACTACATGGAACACCACAATATACTGATGATGGCACTGTATTTTTCATCAATGGAAACAATTTAGTAGATGGAAAAATAGTGATAACTAAAGAAACTAAACTTGTTACTGAATTGGATCAATCAAAAGATGACAAATTACTTAATAATGACACTATTCTAATGTCTATTAATGGTACTATCGGGAATTTAGCTTGGTATAACAATGAAAAACTTATGCTAGGTAAGAGCGCAGCGTATTTAACAATCTCAGAATTTGATAAAAAATTTATATATAGTTATCTACAAACTTCAACTGTGAAAAGTTATTTTTCAAATAATCTAACAGGTACAACTATTAAAAATTTAGGATTAAAAACAATTAGAAATACCAATTTATTTGTACCAATTATCGAAGAACAACAAAAAATTGGGCAGTTTTTCAAAAAATTGGACGATACTATCGCTCTTCATCAGCGTAAGTTAGAGTTATTGAAAGAAATGAAAAAAGGTTTTTTAGGGGGGTTTTACGCTTTTTGCCCTTGACCAGGACAAAGTCGGATTTAATGATTTCATCTTTAAACTTCTCATAAAAGTTGAGGCCGATAGCAGGTCGGGTGCTCATGTGGATGTATTCGGGGAGTAGATCGTAAACTTCCCCGGTAGTTGTATTAACAGAGGTGTAATGGTCTTTAGCCATTTGACCAGTAACTTTTTTCATTATGTAACGCGCGACGTAGCCGCACGAGTCAGGAGAGACAGCGCCAATGAGGCATTGACCATGTCCCCAAAGTTTTTGAAGAGTTTCGGAAGTATGTAATACGTCACCTTTAGCGCCTCTAGAGTAACGGCGCTTATCGGCAAAGTCATAGCCGAAAATAAGTGCGTGATAGTGAGGGCGGCGTGTTTGATCGCCATATTCGCCACAGGCGAAAAAGCGAATGCCGCCATTAGTGTGTTTTCTAAGACGTTTAAGAAAGTCTTGAAAGTGTTTTTTATTAAGAGAACCATCTTTTGGAAGATGGTCATCATCATAAGTGCAAGTTAGAAAGCAACTTGCGGTGTGCATTTTGGATTCGTGAATTAAACGAGCTTGCCATTCGGAAGCACGATCCAAGCGGCAGCCGATGCAGCCGCCACAGGGAATGTCAGTGCGTGTGCCGTCGATACCCAAATTTTCAGAGAAAACGATAGATCGTTTTCCCGAGGGATTTACGAGGCGTGAACGCCAGACGGGCACAGGCTTATAGNAAGGCATCAGAGGCGAATACCGCCACGCATGGGCGCGCCACGGAGGTTGGCTTTGTGAGTTTTAGAAGCGGTTTTAGAAAAAAGCTTTTTAGAGCTTTTTGTAGGGATTTTTGAACGCTTTTTCATGATTACACCTTCGGTGTGGATGGTTAAGACACTGGNAGTGTCATGGGGCATATTGAGATCAAGGAATACAATATGCCCCGACGCTCTGTCAAGCGGTTGGTGGAGACGGCTCAGGAGCCGGTGCAGGAGGCGCTATAGGCGCCTGTGAAGGGCCTCCAACTGGAGGCTGTGGGTTACGTAGGGCATCTACAGCTTCGTCGCTGAGAAGGCCCATGGCGGCCAATTCAGGCCGATTTTTTTCCTGAGAACAGAAGTCAAGGAAAGCGGCGGGATCGTTATCGAACTGAGAACGAATCGCCGAAGGGAGTTCTTCGAACATTGAGAAGGCTCCAGCGACGTAGTCCATTGCGTCGCGGAAGTCTTCTCCAGAGCAGTCCATGTACTGCGGAGCTGCCTCGTTGATATGGAACATTTCGCCAGTGGCGAGGTACTGACGCATGATGTTGTTGATGTCGCACTCGTCGGCAAATTCTTNCCTAGTGTGTGGGGAATCGTCAGGGAACGCGATTTGTGTTTTAAGTTTTTCTGAGTACGCGGAACGGAACTGATTCCCGATAACAGGAGTAAGTACGGTGCGTGAGTCTGGATTGTATGACATGCGTTAGATCCTATGGTGAGTCCAACAAAGCCCCGGAAAGAATTTCCGGGACTTTCTTGGACTTTAGTTGACGGAGGCAGAGCCGGAAGCGCCTTTGATGCGGACTCCGGGGAGTGAGTCTGAAAGACGTTTTAAGTAACCCATAGCTTTGCCGAAGGTAGTGTCGGAAATTTCACCTTCGTTGCGCATAGTTTTAAGCAGTTCGAGAGCCTGATCGCCCTGGACGTTAACCAGGTGCGAGCGCATACCTTCGGTAATGCCCTGGGCTTTGAGAAGTTGGGTGAACTGATGGGTTTTATCTATGTCAGCAATGCTGACGTTTTGAAGAACTTTTTTAAGAGCGGTGTCCTCTTTGAGATTTTCAGCTGCTGCTTTAGCAGTGTGTGTTTGATTGACCACTAAGTCTTGCTGTAAGGGAAGAAGTCAAGCTCGCTACAATCAAACCACTAACAAGGAATCTCTAAATGATCCGCGATATGTTCTCTGTTTTCGACAACGGTTCGAAAACCTTTTGCACTCCGTTTTTCTCTGAAAACATCTCCACCGCAATGCGTGCATTTCAATATGCCGCTAATGACCCTGCGTCTGAAATCTCCAAGTATCCACGCGACTTTTCGCTGTTCCACTTTGGTACTTTCGATGACCAAACCTGCGAAATAACTACTATCACGCCTCATCAGCTTGCCTTGGCTATCACTCTCGTAAACAAACCTGAGGTAACTTCCGATGACGTTTAATTTGAAAATGCAACCTCGGCAGAGTAAATCTCATGTCTTTTCACAAGTTCCAAAAGCCGACATACCCCGTTCGTCTTTCGACCGTTCCCACGGTTACAAAACCACGTTCGATGCCGGCCTTCTTATACCCGTATTCGTTGACGAAGCACTTCCGGGTGATACCTTCAACCTCAAAATGACGGGCTTTGCCCGTCTTGCTACACCTATCTTTCCAATCATGGATAACATGTATTTGGAAACTCACTATTTTTCAGTCCCTATGCGTCTCGTATGGGACAACTGGCAAAAATTCAACGGCGAACAAAAAAACCCGGGGGATTCCACGGATTTTGTTATTCCACAAATGGTTTCGCCTGCTAACACTGGCTACGCCCTTAGTTCACTTTCTGATTACTTTGGAATCCCCACTGGGGTTCCTAATCTCAGCCATAGCGCACTCTGGCATCGCGCTTATAACTTGATCTGGAACGAATGGTTCCGAGATCAAAACCTTCAAGACTCTCTTAAAGTCCCAACTGGTGACGGCCCTGATTCTCCTGCTGATTACGTTCTGCAACGTCGTGGTAAACGTCACGACTATTTCACTTCCTGCCTTCCTTGGCCCCAAAAGGGGCCGGGCGTCCAAATTCCCTTGGGGCTTTCTGCCCCTGTCAAGGGTTTTGCTATTAAAGCTGGAGTAGCTAACGGTGCTACTGACGGCCTTATGTACGAATCTGGTGGTACTACTATCCCTACTGGCTCTCGTGTTTGGTCTACCCAAAACGTTCAAGTTGGCTTTCTTGATAAAGTCCAATCTGCTGGCACTTCTGGTACCGGCGGTCATGTGCCCAATATTTATGCTGACCTTAGTCAAGCCACTGCCGCCACAATCAACAGCCTTCGGCAAGCCTTTCAAATTCAAAAAATCTTCGAGCGTGACGCCCGAGGCGGCACCCGTTACACCGAGCTTATTCGGTCACACTTCGGGGTTACTTCTCCTGACGCTCGTCTTCAACGTCCCGAGTATCTCGGCGGGGGTTCAACCCCCGTTAATGTTTCTCCCATTCCTCAAACTTCCGGCACTGGCCCTTCTGACACGCCACAAGGCAACTTGGCTGCCGTTGGTACTTCGCTTTTGCAAGACCATGGCTTCACCACTTCGTTTACAGAACACTGCTTAATTATTGGCGTTGTTTCTGTTCGTGCCGATCTTACCTATCAACAAGGTCTTAACCGTATGTGGAGTCGGAAAACTCGTTTCGACTTCTATTGGCCTGCCCTGTCTCATATTGGTGAGCAAGCAGTTCTTCAAAAAGAAATCTTCGCCACTGGCGTTAAAGCCGCAGACGATAAAGTCTTCGGCTATCAAGAACGCTTTGCGGAATACCGTTACAAGCCGTCCACTATCACCGGCCTTTTCCGCTCCACTGCTCCACAATCTCTTGATTCTTGGCACCTTTCCCAACACTTCGCTTCTGCGCCTGTCCTCGATAAAACCTTTATTGTCGAAAATCCTCCCGTTGATCGGGTTATCGCTGTTCCAAGCGAACCTCATTTCCTTTTCGACTCACACTTTACCGTCCGCACTGCCCGGCCGATGCCGGTTTACGGCGTGCCGGGCTTAATCGATCACTTCTGAGGACACTTATATGAGTTGGGGTGCTTTTGCCGGAGCTGCTGTCTCCGGCCTTGCTGGCATGTCTTCTGCCAGCTCTGCCAATAAGGCAAATA